TATGGTGAACCACAAAAGATAGGTGGTTGGCAAGAATTAGTTAATAAAACTCTCGCAGGCGTCGCGCGCGACCAGCTTACTTGGACTGCCTTAGATGGTAAAAAATATGCAGCTATTGGTACTTCTAAATTATTAGTTATTTATTATCAGGGTCAATTCTTTGACATTACACCTCTTGGCACGGCTTTAACTTCTTGTACATTTAATACTACTAACGCCTCAACAACAGTAACTGTTAATAAAGCAGGTCATGGTTTAGAAGTTGGTGACTACATTACATTTTCAAGTGTTACTCCTCCTACAGGATTTGTAGCAGCTGATTTTACAACAAATACTTTTGAAGTTAAAACTGTTCCAACATCAGGAACCTTTACAGTTACTATGGCAGTTGCATCATCAGGAACTGCTTCCGGTTCTGGTTCTGCAACTGTAAATCCTTACATTATTATCGGACCTAATTTTCAAACACCTGCTTATGGTTATGGTACGGGATATTGGGGTGGAACTATTCCAACTTCAGTTACAACACAATTAGATGGAGCAATTGATAGTTCTGTTACAACTATCACTGTAGATTCCACAGCCTCGTTTCCAACATCTGGTCGAATAGATATTGATACAGAATTAATTACGTATTCTGGTAAAACTGCAACTACCTTTACAGGTTGTGTTAGAGGTGTAAATGGATCTACAGCTGCATCACATTCAGATAATGCAACAGTTACAAATGCAACAGATTGGGTTGATTGGGGAGAAGAATCAAATACTGCAGGTGTAACTCTTGCACCAGGATCCTGGTCACTCGATAATTTTGGACAAATTCTAGTTGCAACAATTAAGAATGGTCAAACATTTACTTGGGATCCATCTGTTGCAGGAGCTACATCAACAAGAGCAACTGTTGTATCTGGTGCACCAACGGCTTCTGTTATGAGCATTGTTTCTGATAGAGATAGACATTTATTCTTAATGGGAACAGAGACAACCATTGGAACACCTTCTACACAAGATCCAATGTTTATAAGATTTTCAAATCAAGAAGATATTAATACTTACGCACCGAAAGTGACTAACACTGCAGGAACATTTAGACTAGATACGGGTAACGAGATTATCGGAGCTATACAAGGTAAAGATTATATCTTTGTACTTACAGATGTTGCAGCTTATGTTATTCAATTTGTTGGCCCTCCATTTACATTCTCTGTAAGACAAGTTGGAACGAACTGCGGATGCGTTGGTCAACATGCTATGGTTTATGCACAGGGCGCTGTGTTTTGGATTGGATTTGGTGGTGGATTCTTTGTTTATGATGGAACGGTAAAACAATTACCATCACTTGTTGAAGACTTTGTATTTAATGATACTGGAGATAATTTAGGATTTAATTTTGATGCAAGTCAAATAACTTATGCTTATCACAATTCATTATACAATGAAGTAGGTTGGAATTATGCAAAAGCAGGATCAACACAAGTTGATAGAAATGTAGTTTATAATTATCTTGAAAATACTTGGACGACAGGATCATTAGCAAGAACAACTTATGTAGATGCAGAATCTTTTGATTTACCTTATGCAACAGAATTTTATTCAACTGATACTCCGTCATTTCCAACGATTAATGGTGTAAGTGCTTTAGTTGGTGCAACTAAATACTGGGAGCATGAAACGGGAGTTAATGAAGTATCTGCAACGGGTGTTAAAACATTAATTGCAGCTTTTATAGAATCAGGAGATTATGATATTTCAGAACAAGGTTTAGGTGGAGATGGTCAATTAATAATGCGTGTTAAAAGATTTATTCCAGACTTTAAAGATTTAGAAGGTAATGCAAAAATTACATTATTCTTTAGAGATTATCCTGCTAATGCAAATTCAACACCTTCTACAACACCACCCTTAATTACAGGGCCATTTACAATTACATCATCAACTGATAAAGTAGATACACGTGTTAGAGGAAGACAAGTAAGTTTAAAAATAGAAAATGATGCTGTTGATGAAACTTGGAGATACGGAACTTTAAGATTAGACATTGAAGCAGGAGGAAGAAGATAATGGCAAAGATAACAGCATACATACCAGAACCTACACCTGAGTATGATGTAGCTAATCAAAGACAAATTTTAGAATCAATTAACACACTCAAAGATCAATTAAATTTTTCTTTTCAAAAAGAGATAAAAGATGAACTAGAAGCATTTAGCTGGTTTATATTTAGTGGACCTAGTACGTAAATGGCTATCAATTATAAAAATCAAGGTTATGATTTAACCACAAGTAATTTAACTACGGTGTTAAATATTAACACATCAAGTGTTGCAATTATAAAAGAAATATCTGTAGTTAATGATCATAACGCTGCAGTTACAGTTGATTATTTTTTTCATGATGCTTCTACATCAACTTCATATAAATTTTATCACACTAATGCGCCTGCTGATTCACACGATAATGCGGTGCATAATGCACTCGTGTTAGAAGAAGGAGACTATTTAGAATTTCAATCAAATAATGCTAATAAAATATCTGGACAAATATCTTACGCTCTGTTAACAAGGACTGGAGAAAATGGATAATTTACCTAAGATAGAATGTAAGACAGAAGAAATTATTAAAAGTAAAAAAACTAACAAGACATATAAAACAATGGAAGATTTTCTAAAAGAAAATACAATGGAAGATTTACAAAGAGATTTATTAGTTAAGATAAGTCCAGAAGGTTTAAATTTAATGCAGAAAATAATGAATAAAAAATGAATCCAAGAGGCGGAACGGAACTTCAAATGGAGTTTCTAGAAAGATATGTAGATAGAAATTTATTAGATCAAGTTCAAATAACTACATCTGTACCAGAAAAAATACCTCTACATTCATCAAAAATTAATATTCTTTGGCAACAAAATTCATACGATCAACCTAACTTAGTGCCTTGGTTTAAGAATAAAGACAACCATAACAAGTATGATTGGTATGTATTTAATTCACATTGGTCTTATGAAAAATATAGAATGATGTTTGATATTCCAACCGATAGATCTGTAGTTATAAAAAATGCAATTGATAAAATTGAACCTAGAAATTTAGATTATAAAAAAGGTGATCCAATTAAATTAATATATACTTCAACGCCGTGGCGAGGTTTAAACGTATTACTTGCGGCCATGCAATTAGTTGAGAATCCTCTTATTCAATTAGATGTTTATTCATCCACACAAGTATATGGAGATAATTTTAAATCAGCTAATGATGATCGATATAAAGATTTATATGAACAAGCAAAAACATTAAGTAATGTAAACTACATTGGTTATAAGCCTAATGAGTTTATAAAAGATAATTTAAAAAATTATCATATGTTTGTTTATCCAAACATCTGGGAAGAAACATCTTGTATCGCTGCAATAGAAGCAATGGCTGCCGGACTTTATTGTATTACAACAGATTATGGTGCATTATTTGAAACGTGTGCAGAGTTTGCTGCTTATGTACCTTATGAAAAAGATTTTGTAAAACTAGCTAAAACATTTGCATCAACCATTGAAGCAGCAGCAACTCAATTACATGAACCTTATGTTAAAGAACATTTACAATTCCAAATAAATTATACAAATAAATTTTATTTATGGGATTTAAGAAAAAATTATTGGAATAAATTTTTACAAGGAGCAATCAATGCAAGACTCAAGTAAACCTATTTGGTTTAAAAAAATAAATGAAGAAAATAAAACAGTTGTTAATTTAGGAAGACCTACAACTAGACTGTATGTAGCAACTCCTGTACATAGTGAATGTTCTATTCATTACACACAATCTTTATTAAAGTTTCAACAATGTTGTATTATGAATAACATCATGGTTTCATTTTCATTATTAAAATCATCTTTAGTTACACAAGGTAGAAACTTATGTGTAGCTAATTTCTTAGGAGATCCTAATGACCCAACTCATTTATTATTTATAGATTCAGATATTGAATTTAAGTTTGAAACTATTATGCAAATATTAAAATTTGATAAAGAAGTAATTTCTGTTCCTTATCCAATGAAGTGTATTAACTGGGATCAAATATGGAGTAGAGTAGAACAAAAAACTGTAAAAAATAAAGATGAGCTTATGAGAGCTGGACACACGTTTCCGGTAAAGATGGATAATATTATGGATCCGGTAACTAAGAAAGTTACTATCAATAATGGTTTAGTTGAACTTTCGCACGCGCCTACGGGATGCATGTTAATTAAAAGACAAGTGTTTGATAAGATGATTAAAGCTTATCCAGGGGATTTTATTGATCAACCAACTATTATAAATGGAGAAGCAAAAACTAATAAATTTATGTACAATTTTTTTGATACTGTACATGATAAAACAAGTAAAAAATATTACGGAGAAGATTTTGGTTTCTGTAAAAAATGGACTGAAATAGGTGGCAAGTGTTATGGTTATATTCAATCAGATATAACTCATGTAGGAGAATATCAATATACTGGTAAATTACTGGACAATCTAGAAAAGGTTTCCTAAAATCATTGACGATTTAAATAAAAACAAGTAAAGTATACGTTTTCAGGACTCTGTGCCTGCCTTATTAACTATTAAATTATGACAATATCGCGAGCACAAATGTATAGACAATTATATCAAATGGGTGGTTCCATAAATAGAGCAAGAAACTTTTTTATAAGAGAAAAAGGATTAGATGCTAATCAAGCAGATAATTTAATTACTCAAGGACTACAAGCTTTTAATACTATAACAGAACAACAAAGCATGATGCAGATGGCATCTAATGGTGGAAGAATTGGTTATCAAGTGGGTGGTATTAC